TGAGGCTGCCAACGTTCCCGTGGTCAAGAAGGGCAACCGCTACTTCTACGCCGAGGACCTGGTTGACGCCGACAAAGTTGACCCGGCTCTGTTGGGCACCGACTGCCAGGAGCTGAAGGGCGACCAGTTCGACTCGGTAGCTCTCGATGACGTCGAGACCCAGCCGAAGGACGCCTCGATCCACGCCTTCCGCCAGTTCGACTCCTGGCTCGCTACCGCTACTGGCCGCACCGCTGCACAGCACGGCAATGCCAATTACATCGGTCGGGCCGCTGCTTCTTACTGCAAGCAGTTCCAGAACCCGCAGCAAAAGCTGGCTTCGCTATTCCCAACAATGGAATACGTCCTTCATGAAGCCAGAAAGATTGAAGGAAGGAATGCCATGCGTCATCGTGCCGAAGACCTGTCTCTTGAGACTGCGGCTCCCGATGGCCGTGTGGACGTAGAAGCTCCCGTCAAAAATGTGACGGACGAGAAGGCACAGTCGTCTCAGTTCCCGCTGGACGAGTTTGCCCACAATGCCGGAGACCAGCTAGCGGATCCAGAGCTGGGCGTGGTCGATGGCAATGCCGGTACCTGGGCTCCCGACGAGGGATCCAAGGAAGCATCACGCCGGAAGCTGGCCAGTGGAGTGGAAGCCATGCGTTGTGCAGAGGCTTACGTCCGGGCCATGCCCAACACCTACCGGGCCGACGACAGGTGGCGTCTCGCCGCCATGTTCGAAGGCAAGCTGCAATCAGCTGTCCGGTCGGAACTCCGTCTTCTTGAGGCTGTCCTCGAAGACAAGAAAAAGGCACCTCGTCAGGCAGCTCGTAAGGCACCCGTCGCTTCTTCTCGCGGGGCCAGGGGAATTCCACAAGGGTTTGGCAGCCGTACCAGAACTGCAGCCTCTAACGGACTCTCCGCAAATGACCCCACAACCGATGGTGCTCTCTTTATCTAAGAGATCACTAGACACCTCTGAGAGGAGGCGAAAAAATGTTTAGGCCTACAATTGCCAACCCCGCACAGAAGCGGACCCTGCGTCCCATCTATGCACAGCACCAGGCAACCCCCTATGGTGGCTTCCTGGACCCCAACTGGAACCGGTCGTTCGATATCCTCCCCGGCTCAGTCCTATGCCGGTTGACGGCTGAGGTCTTTACTCCCTTCACGACTGGATCGTCGGGCACCACTGTAGTTAGTTCTGGTGCTCCCGTACTCCCGTCGACAAATGCGAAGCCTTTTGGGCTTTCTGCACTATTCATCGCACCCAGTTTGGGCATTGATGAAGTTACTGCCACCGGCACTAACCTCGTCTCTGTCTGGAATGGCTCTTTCGACGCAGTCTTTGAGGTCGTTGCTCCGGCATTCGACGTCAATGCTAACTGGTCGGGCCTCAACCCCACTGACGGTGGTCGCACCCTGCTGACCGCCAACAACGTGGGCTTGCTGACCCCCACTGGTGCCACCAACTACAACGCTGTTGCAGAACTGGTGGACGTGGAGTCGACGGATGTCATCCTGGTCCGCTTGAACCCCTTCAACCTTACTTCCGCCGTTTCGGTGGGGAATAGCTAAGGGGGAGATCATGGCAGTTCCAGTGGCTCGTGGCGTCGGCTTCGGTCGGTTTGCCAAGAAGAGCGATGAATACGTTGCTGATATGCAATCGACCATGAGGAAGATGGGCGGCAAGAAGCTTTCCGTTAAGGAAAAGCAAATCAAGCTGGCCAATATTCTTGGTGACCGCCAGGCAGGCATGATTAGACTCGGTCAGTCAATGATCGGCCCTATTCAGCTGCAGCTGCGGTATCAGGGAATCCTGCGTAATGTGCTATTGGAGGACACCCTTACTCCGGGCGTCCCGATCCAATATGACATTCTGGATGACTTGGGCCAGGCATATCTTCTGCACGGCGATGAAGGTGAAGTAAAGATCACCCCGTTTGAAGGCAAGCGTATTGAGATCTTGCTCTTCCGTATTGCATCTTTCCCGAAGATCAAAAAGGAAGATCTCTATTACTTGCGTTCCAACATCGTTGAGTACACGCAGGATATGACTAAGCAGGCCATTATGCGGCAGGAAGACTCCCGCCTAGTGACTTTGCTGGAAGTATCAGCTGCGGAATACCGCAACGTCGACCCGACGTCGGTTCCGTCTACGGGCTCGCTGCCCAACGAGATCCAGGTCGCAGGCACCTACCTGTCGCCCGACGACTTGTACACCGCAGTGACCTTTACGGACCAGCGTCTGTTGGATTCAACCCGTTTGCTGTGCAATCCTCAAGAATATCGCGACTTTTATCGTTGGGATATCAACACCACTGGCTGGGCCTTTAAGGACAGCGTTGTGGCTGGGGAACGCATCGTGCAATTCGGTGAATTCCAAATTGGTAAATCAATTATCATCCCGCCCGGTACTACGTACCTTACCCCGGATCCGGAATTTCTCGGAGTTTTCCCGGTAATGTACAGCCTCGATGTCGAGGAAAACAATTTAGTGGAACAGTTCCACAAAGGCTGGGTAATGGACGAATTGGTTGGAATGGCTGTACTAAATCCGAGGGGTATTGTAATTCTCCGGAAGTCGTAACAGGCTTACCAATAAAACTC